CCAATTTCTAGCGTTCTGTTTCGATTGGGCAGACAGTGACTTTGGTAGAAATACTAACGCACTTTCAACCATTCCAGTTGGATTAGATGGTAGTTGTAATGGGTTACAGCATTTCAGTGCTATGCTTCGTGATGAAGTAGGTGCTAAAGCTACGAACCTTATGAATAGTGAAACACCAGAAGACATCTATCAAGAAGTAGCAGACAGATGTTCTAGATTCCTGTCAACGATTGATGACCCTATAGCCCGAAAGTGGTTACAGGTTGGTTTAACTCGTAAACTAGCTAAACGTCCTGTTATGACATTACCTTACGGAGCGACTCAAACATCAGCGAGAGACTACGTATTAGAATGGGCACAAGACTATTGGCAAGACTTCGACTTACACGAAAAGCATCAATGGGAGTACGCTAAGTATTTAACACCTCACTTATGGGAAGCTATAGGTAACACAGTTGTAGCAGCGAGAGGTGCTATGGATTGGTTGAAGAAGAATGTAGGAGGTGACTATTGTAAATGGTTAACACCTATTGGATTTCCTGTATATCAGTTCTATAAACAAGTTGATACACTAGTTGTTTCAACACGTTTGTGTGGTGGTGTTAGACTACAGTTAAAAGTAGCTGACTATGATTGGTATGGAGAACCTAAAAAAGCACATCAGAAAAGCGGGATTGCACCTAATTTTGTTCATTCGATTGACTCGACACACATGGTCATGACTATTAACAGTACAGACTTTAGATGTTATGCAATGATTCATGATGACTTCGGAACACATGCGGGTAATACAGAAGTATTATTCAAAGCAATTAGAACGTCTTTCTACAACTTATACACCAAATATGAACCCTTACGAGATTGGGGTACACAAGTAGGTGCAGACCTTACTACACTACCTGAAATGGGAACGTATAATATAGAAGACATTAAGGAGGCAGGGTACTTCTTTGGTTAGAGCTACCCTGTGGATATACACACATGGCATTTAATACAACGAAAGGTATGAGTTTAGCAGCATTCAAAAAGTTGCGATTAACGTTTCCATACCAACGACCTAAAGTTCTAGACCCTATTGAGGTTGTGCAACGGAAGGAAGGAATGGAAGACGTTATGAGTTATATCGAACGAAACATGGTAGATGATACCAAATAGAGGATACACTATGAGTTTTGTAGCAGCGGCAATTGTAGGTGTCGCACTAGTAACAAATATACAAGCCATAGATGCCAAGCAAGACGCAAATGAGCAAGCTAAAAAAGCTAAAGCTGACGCGTTAAGAGCGCAACAGTTTGCAGAAACAGAAGGCGAAGGGCAAGGCATGATGGGCAATATAAATCTTAGTATAGATAGTTCCATAGACGACGACATACGTAGTCAGGGCAAATCGAACCTAAGTATTTAGGAGACTTAAATGAACACTGATGTTACATTAAAACATGGGTTCTCCTTATCAACTAACATACGTGAAAAGCTATGCACACTAGAAGTTGGAATGAAGCAAGGGATACAAGACGGCTCTTTAACAGAGCAAGAAGTACCACTTGAAGAATTCCATGGTGGTGGTGTATATGCTAGACAGATATTCATTAAGGCTGGCACTGCATTAGTAGGTGCTATACATAAAGATGAATGGCTACACGTAGTATCGAGAGGGAAGATTCGTATTGTAACAGAGGCAGGTACACGCATCATTGACGCTACAGAACAACCTCAAACCTTTACAAGTCCAGCAGGTGTTAAACGTGCAGGTTTTGTATTAGAAGATACGTGGTGGACTAGTTTCTTAGCAACAGAATTAAAGACTGATGTAGAAGTAAGAGCCAAACACATTGTTAGTGATTACGCAGAACTCGACAGACTTGAGGCAAGCGAATGACACCTAAAGAGATACAAGATAAATACATGGGCGATGGGTTCGCATTGAAAGTAGAGTTTCAGAAGAGTGATGCAGCTCGTGAAGATACTTTAGAACGATGTGAAAGATATGCAGGGTGGACATTACCTAACATATTCCCAGATGACCCATTAATGGAATCAGATGAAATGCAGAACGACTACCAATCGGTAGGAGCACAAGCAGTAACGAACTTAGCAAACAAAATTATGTTAGCTTTGTTTCAACCATCTCGACCATTCTTCCGTATGCAACTTGATGAAAATCAACGAGCAGAGATAACGGAAGCATCAGGTTTACAAGGTGCAAAGATTGATGCCGCTTTAGCAAAGGCAGAAAGAAATGCAATGAAGGAACTTGATAAAGTAAACGCTAGAGTCGCGATGACTCAAGTAGTGCAACAACTAATCGTTACAGGTAACAGCTTACTCTACATCCCGAAAGGTAAGAAGATGCAAGTATATAGCCTACGCGATTATGTCATCAAACGTGGCGTAGACGGTGGTACAATTAAAATCATTCTACGAGATACAAAGTCAGTTTCAGGGCTACCAGACCACCTTCACGCAATAGCGATGGAACAAGGTTATGACCATGAAGCAGATGTATCATTATATACGTGTATTCTGAGAGTATCAGAAGGCAAGTTCCTTGTCTGGCAAGAGTTAGAAGATATAGCTTACGCACAAGACCAAGTAGGACATGTTGACGCAGATGACTTAGAGCATATTCCATTAACGTGGAACTTAGCTCGTAATAAGGATTATGGTACAGGGTTAGTCGAGAATTACGCAGGTGATTTCTGGACAATGAGTACATTAGCAGAGGCAATACTAGACTTTACTGTTCTAGCAACCGATGTTAAGAACTTAGTAAACCCAGCAGGTATGACAGATGTGCGGGAATTGACAGAATCTAAATCAGGTGCTTATGTACATGGTAGAGAGGAAGACATATTCGTTCATGCACCACAGGTTAGCAACGCATCCACATTCTTAACAGAACAGTTCGGTGCTGTCGAACGTCGTATAGGTAGAGCATTCTTGCTTACTGCCAGTGTGACACGAGACGCAGAACGCGTAACAGCCGAAGAGATTCGTATGCAAGCACAAGAGCTTGAATCGTCACTCGGAGGTGTATATTCAAATTTAGCAACAGAGTTACAGCTACCACTAGCCAAACGACTTTTAGCCAAACTGAATCCTATCTTTAAAAACATCGAACCCGTTATAGTAACAGGTTTAGAGTCCCTTTCACGTAGTAGTGAGCTAGACCGTATTAGATACTTCTTTCAAGACTTTGCACAAATGGCAGAGTTACCAGAACAAGTTATGATGCGTGTAGATTTCGGTAAATTAATAGCTGTACTTGGTTCAAGTCATGGCGTTGACTATGAGAAGTTCTTGAAAGATGAGAAGCAAGTTGAGAAGGAACAGAAGGCTCGTATGGAAGCTAACGCGCAAGCGGCAGGTATGGAAGCAGGAGCAGTTGCACAAGCAGAAGGACAACAACAACCATGAGATGGTTAAGACAACAATTCGTTAAACGCGAAGAAATGCCAGCAGATGGTGGAGCAGCACCCGCAGCCCCAGCACCAACGCCAGCAGAACCAGTTCCTACTCCTGCTCCAGCAGCAGAACCAGTAGCAGCTCCAGCACCAACAGTTACATATAAGTCAAGCGCTGCACAACAGTTAGCAGAGATGGTAACTCAAGCTGGTATGAATCCAAGTGAAGTATTGAAAGCAATCCAAGGGAACAACGGTGTAGCAACACCTGAAATTTACGCGGCACTTCAAGCTAAACATGGTGACGGAATGGCTTCGTTACTTACTGGGCAGATGTCACAGTTACATGAGACAAACGTTACAGCAAGTGCAAAAGCAGATAAAGCAATATTTGACCAAGTAGAAAAGTTCTTTGAAGGAGTCACCAAACAATCTGGTGAAGAAACTTTCAAAGAACTAAGTACATGGGCAAAAGCAAACTTACCTCAAGACAAAGTAGACCAAATGAATGCTTTGATTAAAGCTGGTGGTATGGGCGCACAACTAGCAATACAAGAGTTAACAACCAGTTTCCAGAATTCGGGTGATTATACTCAACCACCACAGTTAATGGAAGGTGATAATACACCAGCTAATAACAGTGGTGGTGGTGACTTAACTAGACAAGAACATAACGAAGCAGTTCGTAAGCTTGTTCAGAAAGGTCATCGACATGGTACATCTCAAGAGATTGCGGCATTAGGTCGTAGAAGAACCAAATCAATGTCGCGTGGCATTAATTAATAGTAAACCCCAATTGGAGTAAAAAGAAACATGAGTATTTTAGGACAAGTAGTAGCAAATCACCAAACCCGTTCGGGTCATCAAGGTGGTGTTGATACAGGTAATGTTAACCCATTACACATCGACGAGTACGGTGGAGAAGTTGAGCATCGTTTCCTTAAAGAATCGTTTATGCGTCAGTTCTTTGCGTTTAAATCAGTTCGTGGTACAGATACAGTCACTAATGACCGTATGGGTAGCACACAGTTACAGAAAGTGTCACGAGGCGTTCGCCCTGTAGACCATGCACCAACGTTCGATAACATCAGTGTTAAAGTTGATACTATCGTATTAGCACGTACCAACACCTTCTTACTAGAAGAGTTCCAAGAGCATTTCGATACTCGTATGGAAATTGGTATGGAACATGGTATGGAGATTGGTAAATTCTTCGACGAAGCATTCTTAGTACAAGGTATTAAAGCGTCACAGATTACTGTACGTACTCCTGTTAAAGATGAGTCTGGTGCTATCACTGGTACAAAAGATTCAGGTGGCTTCGCAGAAGTTGTATATACTGACCGAGCAGGTGCAGGTGATGCAGCAGCAGTACAAACTCAGTGTGATACACTAGCTAAGTTCCGTACAGCGCCAGAAGGCTTTAAAGGTGCAACTTGTGTAATCTTAGACAGCGTAGGTGACGAACTTGATTCAGTAGCTTTAGAGTTAGCTATTCAAGATTTATGTCAGAACATCGAAGAGAAAGATGTTGATGTAGAAAATGGTGTAATCTTATTACGTCCTGCACAATACTACACTTTACTACGTAACAGCTTGTTACTAGATAAAGATTTCTCAACGTCTAACGGTGATTATGCACAAGGTAAAATCTTAGCTTCTAATGGTGTACGTATCCAAAAGACTAACCGATTCCCTACCGCTGTAAACGTAGATGGTACTAACGACCATTACTTATCTAATGCTGGTAACGGTTTAGCGTACAACGTAACCGCGACTGACTTAGAAGCAATGGCTGTATTGTTAATGCCGAAAGCATTACTTGCAGGTGAAACAATCCCACTAACTTCAAAAGTCTACTACGTAGACCAAGAATTCCAGTGGTTCATTGATTCGTACTTATCGTTTGGTGTTACACCAAATCGTGCGGAAATGGCAGCAGCTATTTACAAGAAATCACC